GCCGTGCCGGACGCCTTCATACGGTCTAATTCCTTCTGCGCGTCCTGTAGCTTGGATGAATAAGTTTTTATGGATTCCTCCGCCTTCTTCTGGCTTTTGGCGGAGTCATCATACATTTTGTTGTAGATTTCAAGCTTTTTAGTGGTCTGCTCTATCTGCTTGTTGAGAATTTCTTCCTTCTGCGCCAGAGCGGTATATGTGTTTGCGCTCTGCTGGTTCTCCGCGTTGGCAAGCTTCATTTCAGAGCGCAGTTCAGTCAAGTTAGACTTGATTGCCTTCAAATCGGCATTATATTTACTTGCGCCTTCAAGGGTGATCGACCCGCCTATGTTCTTTGTTGCCATGTCAGACCTCTATATACTAAAGATGGAATCTATTTTTCTGTGAGCTTGCTGATACTCTTTGATTTCCTTTTCTACGTCTTCATACAAAAGATTTTTTACCCGGAAGTTATGGATATATTTGTAAGACTGAAACATATCGTGATATTGACCGTAGGTGTAAAAGCCTATGTCTGCGTCAGGTATCAAAAACTCTATTCGCATCATCATAGCCAAATAGTCAAAGTCTATGTTGCTGTGTTCCTCTTCCGGCTCTGCGTCTTTTTTAATTTTTTTTTAGCTTCAAAGCATCTGTTAAACACTTCATGGACGCTTTTAGCTATCTCGAAAGGGTTTGTTAGAATTTCCCTTATTTCTAACTCTGTGAGCTCTTCGTGCTCTTTTCCCGTCTGTCTGGTGTCTATTCTCTGACCTTCTCTTATCATCAGAGTAAGACCCGCCACTATAGCCCCGATCTTGGGTTCTCCTTGGACATTTAAGATATATCCTTCTTCATTCCGCTTCAATTCCCCATTCTCTTTTATAGGGGTAAGCCCTAAAAGCTCCCGCTCAAAAGCGTTTACTGACTTGAACGTGTTTTGAAGTATTTCCAAAACGTTCATATCACAGTATGCCGGATATATAACCCCGTCTAATTCTATGTGGCTCAATTCGATTTCTTTCATCTAATCACCAAAAAGGGGACGCCGTAGCGCCCCCTCCCTTTGATCTTATGCGGATACTGCCATGTTAAAAGTGGTCTTAATGTAAGCCAGCGCAGAAGCGGCGTCATCAAACGGCTGTTTTATCTGCCATGCGCTGTTTTTGTCACCGATTGCAAGACCAGCTATAGAGGGATTTGTAAATGTAATGCTGTCCCCCTTGGTCTGGAAGCTTTCAGCGCTTTCAGAGAACTGTGCACAGGTGATGATATAAGCATAATACTTCTTCACTCCGTCTACGGTCTCATCAATGACCACGCCTACACCAACGTAGTTGGATTCGTCTGTAGTCTTCTTTGTTACTTCCCCGGTCTCTGCTACTACAGTATGACCGAAAACAGTTTCAGCGGCTTCCATAGGAAGAGTAGTAGTCCCCAGCGTTACATTTGCGTTGGTGAATGCTCTTTCATATTCAGCCTGTTCGTCATCCCCGTAGAGTGACCCTTCTGAATAGTTAGGAGTTACTTCAAGGGATACAGCCTTTCCACATGTAAACCCGTTGGAGTAAGCCCCGGTTGATCTGTTGTACTTTGCAATAAGGGGATACCTTAAACCAAAATATGCCATTTTATGCTTCCTCTCTTTCTTTCGTTATCTGTACCTCAAATATGGTCTGTCTTATGGGTATCTGATTCTCTGTGTAAACATAGCTCTCACAGTTTGTCAGAACACCGATAGACTCAAGGTAATTTTTTATCTTTTCTTTCATAGGCATATAGTTAAATGCCTTTGGAGTGAATAAGTTAACAGAGATATAGGCAATGTCATCCAGAACGTCATTGTCACCGAAAAAAGAAGGTCTTTCGTCCTGATAAGTGAACGTTATCCACTTATCATTTGTACCCTCATATATATCCGGGTTTACCGGGTACTTTGTTATGTTCTTCAGTTCCATTAGTAAAGGATTGACGTTCATTTATTTGCTCCTGTGAGCTCTTCCCACTTCTTCTGTAGTTTGTCCTGTATTTCAGACTGACAGGCGTTAACTGCGGGTGTTAACCACGGACGCGCCGCTTGATGGGCGTTCCCATAGTTCAGCCAGATTGCTTTCAAGGCGTTGCTGACCGGGTATTGACGGCTATGTGTTGAACTTCCGTAGTAGTGTTTTTTGCTCTGACCCTTTATATAGGTGTTGGCTATCCATGCGTCCGTCTTTGTCTTCTTGGGACGTGTGACAGATATACTCCCCGCAAGCTCCCCCGTCCCTTCATGAATAACGCCCGTCAAGTGTCTTGTGATAGACGTTTCAAGAATTGGAAGAACCTCATCCAGCATTTCCGGCGCTAATTCGTCAAAGTCAGCTCCTAAAAGGTCCTGTAAATAATCATCTGGTATGTTGAACCCTAAATCAGCCACTCTCGAACCTCACGTTCTCCGCAAGTGTCAGCTCAACGGTCTCTTTGTCCTGTTTCTCATAGGCTCTGTAGACCGCATACCTGACACCCTTATAGTCAGCAAATCTCTGCCCGTCATACTCATAGGAATGTAAAACGGCGGTATGCACAGCATTGACGCCGTGCTCCGCCGCTTGAAAAAATTCTGTTGCCTTGACGGACTGCATATTACAGAAAACCGTTGTTTCCGTAGGTTCTCCATAAACAGGGAAACCGTCTTCATCCTGTCCGCTTGGGGTTTCCCCCACAAGCGTTATCTGGTCACTCCATTTATTCATGCACTATCACCCCAATCTGTGAACCCGGACGCCATGCTTAACTGCGCTTTTACTTCGTCATAGGCGTCTTTTACCGACTTCCAATGGTCTGAAGTAGCGGGTTCTCCAAAGAAAAGCTTACAGTACAGGACAATAGCACGAATTATGAGCGCATCTGTCGGCTCTACTCCGGGCTCTAAATCCGCATTTCTCACCCCGGCTATAGATAAGTCTATCTTTGCCGCTTCGATAAGGTCAGTCAATTCATCGTTAAACGTGTCCATGCTGACCCTCAATGAAGTTTTCACCTTTTGTAAAATCGTCATCTGCGCTCACTCCTTTATTAGGCTGTAGCGTTTGAAACGCTGATCACAGCGAAAGCGTCACTTGCTACGGGCTTTCCATCGCAGAGTGCAAGACCTCTGTAAACAGTTGAGCCCTTGCGGAACTCTACAGAGCTGTCTGACTCAATGGAAATGTCTTTCGCAAAGTTGAAAGCATAGCCTTCGCGGAAGTTTCCAAAAACGATATTGTCATAGCTTGCACCATCAGCAGAGTCTTCAAGGATAACCCTGTGTCCCAGAAGAGTATAAACAGGTGCACGATCTACGCCAGCAACACCCTGTACGACAAGAGGTCTCTTCTGGTCATCCTTTAAGGTCATAACCTTATTGAAGAATGACTTTGAAGACATTACAAAGATAGCGTCCCTGTGATATGCGCCGGGTACTGCCGCCATAGCCGCAAGGATATTGTCATAGGTTACAGAAGATGCAACGGGTGTAAGTCCACCGATCACGCCTGTAGGCTGTCCGCTTCCTGTTCCGTTAAGAGCGGCGGCGCAGATAGCGGCAATCATCTTCCTTGATAGGGTATCTACAAGCCAGCTCTGGAAAGCGGGGATTGAAGCCGCCTGTATGTCAGCGGTTATCTCGACAGTCTTAATGAGCTTATACATGGACAGACTCACGCTGTCTACTTCGTCCTCTGAATCGGTTGAAGCTGTACCCATATCCTTCCAGCTTGCATCATTTACAGTCTTTGCGAAAGGCACCTGAACATATCCGGGGAAACGGGTGATATTAAGTTCAGCATAGAGCGGATTGTCTTCAAGTTTGCCATATATCTGGTTAACCAACTCTGTAGGGATAACATCAGCGGCGCTTGTAAGTGCTCCCCTCTCTTCAACAGTCAAGTCCTTTCCCATCAGGTTCTTAAGGTATGCGTCCCTGTACTCTACGGTATCAGGTGCAAAAGTTCTCTTCTCTTCCACGGTTTTTTCCTCCACTATATTTTCTAAAACTACGTTGTTGCTCTCTGCGACCTTTGCCGCAAGTGCCGCCCTCTTTTCAGCGGCTTCCTTCAGCTCGTTTGTGCGTTCCTCTAACGCGTCAACCTCTGCGGTAAGTGCGTCAAGGTCAGCGTTTTCCGCGGTCATCTCTTCGGTGATAGCCGCTCTGCGCTCTTTTATGCCATCAGCGTCAAGAGCTTTGATCTCTTCTAAAGTCATCTTTACACCTCCAAAAGTCTCAATTTAAGTGCTATTAGTTTCCGTGCCCTTTCCTGTGCAAGTTTTCTCTGGGTTTCCTCCAGCTCTTCTTTGATGATTCCATCGCAAAAGCTTCTTGCGCTTATGGTAGTTCCGTCATTAGCCGGAACAGACACAGCCGAAACGTCATACAACTTGCCGATTTTTGTAATAGTCCGGGTGACTATCCTTGTCTTCCCTTCCGTTCTGCGGTCAATGTTTTCATCTGTTACCGTAAAGGCAAAAGACATTTTATCGGTATAACCGCCCTTTATCTCCGTGTAGAGCTGTCTACCAATCTCCGTGCCGCTTAAATCGGCGGATATAAATAAACCCTTGGCGTCCGTCCGCACGTCAAGAGTGTTATTTCTGATTCTTGCAAATACATGCCCTCTGTGGTCATACTGCATAATCACGTCTGACATGTCCGCCCCTATAAAAGCCCCAGCGTCTACCTGTTCAAGTATCCGCATTTCTTCATCCTCATAGAGGACATAGGGCTCATTGAATGTAGTTGCGTACCCTTCAACGACCTTCTTGTCAGAATCAGCCGCCCTCATCTGCATGGAGCGGTACTGAATCCCTTTGTCAATTCTCGTCTGTAAGTCCGTCATTTTCGTTCACCTCATCCGCGTTTTTATACTCACCTCTTACTGTTCTGACGTCCCCGCCCTCTACGGGGTCAAGGTTTAGGATTTCCCTTGATTCATTTATTGTGAAAATCCCTCTGTCCATGAATTGAGCTATCATGTTCAGCTTGTCTTTATTCGACATGTACTGCATTCGGTTAGCTGTCGCTATGGTCTTATTACCGTTCATCCTCTCTGTCTTA